CAGAAGCTTTTGTTATAATATCAGAGAATATGTTTATTGCAATATCTAAATTATTCATTAGTCGGTTCCAAGCCATTTTTTTATTCTAGGTATTCTAGCAAGCCAAGCTATCAAGGCTCCAAATAATAAGGTTCCAATTAAAATCATAAAAAAGTTAACCTCAGTATATCTACCAAGACCAACTAATATTGTATCCTCTATAAGATGTAACGCTGTTACAACTATTGTAATTGAACCAAACTTTTTCACTAAGTAGCCTGTTATTCCTTTGTAATATTTATTATTTCTGATTATAATAGTCATGGGTACGAGGGCTATACCTATAATTTATTATGGGAATTACTTGTAGTTGTCGTACCCACCATAAGTTCTGGTGTCACCATAACCACTGATTCCAATAGTTTTTAGTACATTACTAAACCCATTGTGATCCCCCATAATTGTTCGCATCTCATTGTCTATAAGGGCATCCTTCTTCTCTAGCTCTGCTAGTTGTTTATCCATTTTCTCAGTCAGCTCCACAAACCGTCTGGTTGCTTCCATGTGTTGGGCTTGTAATTCTGATATGTTTTTTTCAGACTCAGATACAGTACTATCTAATTGAGCTACATACCAAATGATTCCAAAAGCCTGTGCTATTATTATACCAATAATTCCTACTGGTAATTTGATATCTGATAAACTTGTACTCATTACTTCTCCTTACTTTTTTACTTTATATCTATTTGCCTATCCTAAGTCCTTTGAGTACATAATACTCTATTGCTTCCTTTGTAAAGAATAATCCCGCTATAGCTGAAGCAGTAATCATTAAAGGCTTCACTATTTTTTTCTTATCCATCTAACTCTCCTAATTTATTTTTTTACTTTATACCATACGATACGTGCTAATCCTATAACACCTATCACTACTGATGTCCAAGATACTATCTGAACAGTCATTATATCTTCCCCTAATCCATGACGAGATAAGTCTGCCATAATTCCACCAAATAGTATTAGTGGTATTGGGAACCATTGTTTTATTATACTCATTAATCCTTTTTCCCCCTCATCCCAAATACTGACCCTGTTAGTAATGCTCCGAAACTAATGTGGAAAATACCACCATTAGTTAGAGTAAAGGGTTCGTGTCTATTGACACCTTGAGATGCAACTTTAAGATATTCTATTCTTACCATAGTGTCTTCTAGTCCAGAAAGAGTTTTAATGTACTCAGCTGGATCGGGTCGAGTTAGTCCTATGTAAGATGGTACTATGACAAAATCAAAGAGGCAGATAACCACATATACAATTAGGGCTGTCCATCTCCAGTAGTTTGTCATTTTTCATTAGTTGGGTAATTTAATTGAATCAATTGCTTTTATAGAAGCTTTAGAAAACTCCCTGATCTCTTTAACAATTGCTTTCTTTTCAGCATTGGTTATTTTGTTGTCCTTCAAAGCGTCACTTATAGACTGTAGGATATCCATACCCTCATCCATAATTACCTTCCCTTCTCCGGCTAAACCTTTATTTAGGTTATAAAAAGTTAACCCTAAGCTGATTATTTTCATTGGATTCATTCTAGCCTCCTTAAGCACCACATCCGCAGTTTCCACCGCAGGGGCATCCATCTAGTTCTATTTCTACACAATCCTCACATTCACACTCACAGAAGCATTCAAAAGGTTCACAAGAACATTCTCCTGAATCCGTACAAGTACAGGTTTCTTCAGCTACCATTATTCACCCTCCAGAACTTTCATTCCAAGAGCTATAATTCCTCCAGTACATCCCGTAGCTATTTCATTCATTCCGTAATACAATCCTACTGCGGACAATATTCCCAGAACTATGATAGATAAAAAGATCTGTGGTCTAAGTTTTCCAAACATACGCTTCCTCTCCTATATTTTACGATTCCTCGGATGAAATGTTTCCTGTATATGTTCAGCTCTTTTGTATTCCTTAAGAGCTAGATTCATCTCTGAATCCTCCAACATATTATTTAATGTATGAAACCAATTAAATACTTTGAATCGTGCCAATTTATGTTTACCTCGCCTATAGTTTGTAGTAGCAGTTATCTACTGCCTCCTTATTATACAAACAAAGTAAACAAAATTTGTTAACTAATTGTTACGCTAATCCGTATGCTAATACTCTTACGTAAACTGCTGATAAGTCTGTAGTGTTAGCTACTTCGTCTAGAGCAGCTGCGTCAGCACCAGCTTCATAAATTTCAATTTTTTCGTTACTGTAATCATATTGAGCTACGTAACCTGATGACTCAGTATCACATACAACCATATGTATAGCTGTAAATCCTAAGTCTCCAGCACTTACTGATTCCCCACCAGTTGGGTATGAGTCGTCAAACTGTATTCTTTTTATGGTGAACTTACTTGCAGTTCCACCACTAATAGCAGCTCCTGTGTGAGCACCACTTGGTGTTGTTATTGTTATTGCCATATTTAGTTTCCTCCTAAAATATAGTTAGTTTATTTTACCGATCTATGGAAGTGTTCCGTTTCCTATTACAAATGCTCTTACGCTTGTTTGTAATGAAAGGTTACCACCGTTTTGTACTTCTGCAGAAGCAGCTCTGTCGCTTACTACTGTTGAAGTATGACATGACACGCTTGCGTTACTTGGTGTTACCAACAGCCATTTAGCTGCGGCTGCAGCATTGTCATCAAAGTATACTGCTACACCATTTGAAGAAGCAGAGTCATCGTTGTAAAGAGTTAGGTAAGAACCATCACTCAATGGAACATATAAGTCTGTTTCTGTAGTGTCATTATCGACCAAAAACTTTGCACCTGATAAATCAGTGTCGCCATTCTCATCTACATATACTTGCAAACCATCTGTAGCTGCTGCGTTATCATCCCACATAGTTCCAATAGAAGTTGTGGTTAGTGTTGCATTAGCTTGATAAGTAACAGTTGCGTTGTTTGCTGTTACACTTTCAAGGTGAGCTATCTTTCTGTCTGAGTCAGTTCCAATAGTATCAATGTGAGCATACACTGCTATTCCAGCAGAGGCTGCACCATCGGCATCTGTAATTGTTACCGGCACTGGAGCTACTCCATATGCTTTTATTTTTTCATTTGTGTAATCGTATGAAAACGATATCCCATCTGAAGGTTCAATGATGATATTTATAATGTCATCAAACCCTATCATCCCGGGTGTTAAGGCTTCACCACCAGTAGGGTAAGAAGAATCAAAGGTAATTTCTATTGCCTTGTACTTCAAGTTACCAGTGTTAGAACCAAACTTGCCCTGCAATACATTGCTATTTGAATCAGTAGCATCTGTTATTGAAATTGCCATTTGTTTATTCCCCCTAGTTTAGTGATAGTTTATCTATCTTTATTATTATACTAGTCTTTGTCTTTTTTCCTTTTAATAGCCTCTGCTATTTCATCCCGTTTCTTTTCGCCTGAACTTCCATCATCAAAATTTTTGTGCCCCATCTTCTTCGCTTGAGCTGTAGCAATTGCGAAAGGATTATCTACAGCCTCTAACCTAAAAAATCAGCAGTTCTCTCTATTGTTCCCTTGTAATCAGATGATTTTTGGAAACACATTTCACATGGACAGTTTGATTTATACATATGTTTAGCATCTTGAGCCATCCAATTGAATAGATCATCAACTGATTTAGATAGTTTTATTTCTATCTCACCTGAATTTTGAGAACCAGCTTCCTTCATTCTTTTTTTTGCTATAAAAGAAAGTAGATTGTTAAATCCCTCTGTTGTGTTTAGTTTAGATATTGGGGTTTCCATTGAGTTTCCACCTTCAATAACACCTCTTTTCTGGTATTTACCTAGTTGAGGCTTTGTTAATGCTTCCTCATAATATCTAGGACCAAGATTTGATCCAGCTTCATTCACTGCCCAAGGAACATAATTATGTCCTGTAGGATCAATATCATAACTTACTGGAGTGTACCGAGCATTTTCTGGCTCTAGTTCAGAAGGAAAGCCGTACTTATCTAAAAGTCGGTGATGTTCGTCTTGGCGAGCTTGTGTGTTATACAACACAGAAAACTGCATGTCTTCCATTCCTTCTTGTTCTTTTTTCATGAAATTCATGAAAGAACCCATAAAATCTATTTCATTATTTTCTTTCATAACTATCTCTACCCCCTTTTGAAATCCGTTTCCATTTCCATTGTGGGTGTTCTCACTGTGCTTAGAACACCAATAATCTGCTTCTATTTCTCCTATTACAATTGAACAACTTTGATCTTCTTTGTTGAAGAAATCACATGTTCCACAATTGAATCCAGCTTTTATTTGCCCTTGAGTAGCTTCTTGATAATTCACAGATTCCTTTTCAAGCTTTTTTTGTGCTTCATCCATAACATCAGAGTCTTTATCATCTTCATGATCTTCTTTTACTAGACAACTACCATCAATACATGAGGATGTTGCAGCATTATCTGACTTTATTATGTCGAAAGAAGCTCCTTGATTCACTCCCTTTTCACAAACAGTTACCTCGGCAAGCTCAAGTTCATCCACCTGCATCACATCTTGCATACCTTTTTGAATATTTTGTGTTTTTATAGCACTTCCTGCAATACTATAGCTTTTTAACTTACCGCTACCAATTTGTTCTGCTACTTTTTTTGATATTTTAGTATCATTTCTAAGTTCTGTTATAAAAAATAAACCCTCATCATTTACTCCAGACTTAAATACCTGACCACTTTTACTAATATAAGCTGGTAATGCCCACCCCACTTGAACGTCGGAGTGTAATACCATAGCATTTCTAGTTCTAAAGTTTGTCATGTATTTATCAAATGCCTTATCTAAAGCATTAGTAGTAATTAAATGACCTTCCCTATCCACAAGTTCAATAGAGGCTGGACCACCTATAACTAAGTGATCATCATCAGAAATATTCATTTTCTTTAATTCTTTAGCATAATCTTTGTTATCTGGAAACGCTCTAGATAATGTTAAAAGTTCTGCTGCGGTAGAAAAACCAGCTTTATGTAATCTTTGGTACTCGTCTAAAGCATCAGAAATATCATTCATAGATACCTTACCATCTATAGCCTTTTCTAAAAAGACTACTGAGGTGTTATTTCCTCCCAATAGATCATATACATCTGTTAAAGAATTAGACCCATTAGTCCAATTTGATGGGCTAGGAATATTTCCTACTTCAGTTTTTATAGATTCAATCGTCATACTATTCAGTTACTCCCCAGATTACACCCGTAAGTGTAGGGGTGTTTTGTGCGGCTATCATTGAAACCTTTCCTCTGAAGTCTAATGGAACCTCACAATTGAAAGAATCACCACCATAAATAGGAATACCATTAGCCGAAGTTGCTGTTTGATCAAAGGCTAAGTAAATAATATCTGCGGCTGTAGCAGACCTATTAGTAAATTGGAACCCTTTAATTTTTGTTAGAGAAGGTTTCTTTACGGATGAAGATGCGTTTTCTACGCCTGTCCATTCATACAAAGGACCTTCACCACCTGTTTGGTTCCCATCTACATATGTCGAAACTGCGGTTGTATCCTCTCTAATCTCAAACATAATTTTGTCTGCATAGAAGTTTATATTGTGTTGGGCAGTTGTTACTAAATATAATCTGTATACAGCTGCATCTGTGTTAGCTGGAATAGCATAAGTAGCTGATAGTTTTACGAAACCTGTAGTTAGGTCATGACTACCAGATGTACCATGTGATGTTGTTCCAGCAGCGTCTCTTAGAGTCAGTGTAACTGCTCCTGATGCTGATGCCCCACGAACTTCTAATTGAACTGATATGTATTGTGTGTTTACATTTCTAGAAATCATTGGTGATTCCCAGTAGAACCCTTCGCCAGCAGCTGAGTTAGCTGGGTTTATTAGTAAGGATGCTGCACCCTCTGCTTGTTGTCCTGTATCTCTAGCTCTAGCAGAACCAGTCGCTACAAATTCATCAACAGTAGTTCCTTCTACGCCCGGATTCAAAACTAAGTTTGTTGCAATTTCTCCACCATTAGCTACTATTGAATATACATCTTCAGCTGTGGTGCTTGCAGCATTTGAGATTGCTACATATCTATTAGCCGGATGGACAGATTGTCTTGTGGAACTATCTATGTCCCACCCTCTGTGATCCGTGTGTCTTTCGTTAGCCATTTATATTTTCTCCTATTTATTGAAAGTTACGATAGCTAAAAAGCTACCCATTACGGCAGTTGTATGTACTACTAGTATTCCTAGTGCTACAAGAATACTTTTTGCTCCGTACATTTTGCTACGCCATTGAGAGATATCGTCGACTTTATTTTCAACTTGCTCTAAATTTTTAGATAAGTTTTGGTTGAGGGCGTTTTGACTAGAAATATAAGAATCTAAACGTTCCATATAAACTGCTAAATTCACTTGTGTGTCCTTGTTGGGCACTTGTTAGTCCTCACAAAATATACTAGTTTTTATAAATAAGCAGGGGGACCGAAGTCCCCCCACAAGTCTCATCACTAAACTTTATGCGTTTAGATCAGCTATTTTTGATTGTACAAAAATGTTGTTACATCGCATTTCAGCCATTGTGTAGAGTAATCCTCTAACAACTAAAGCATTTGCTGCGAAGTAATCTCTGTTCTCTACATACTGTGTAGGTTGAGCAACAGCGATTTCTATGTAATCAGTGTCCAAAACGTAAACGTTTGATCCTAATACTGCATCAGCAGTTGATACGGATTTAGCAACGTCAGCGTCTGGTATGATTGGGATACCTTGGTAGGTAGCCAATACTAGTCCAGTTCTTGTACCCGGGAAAGTTCTTTCAGAACCTACTCCAACTTGGTACTCTTCTTGTCCTAAGTATCTTTGGTTTGAGTTAAGCAATCTTTCTAAGTTGAAGTATTGGTCGTGTCCCAAAAGGATTAGTTTTGGTTCTCCACCATTTTCTCTTATTTTTTGGATTGCAGTGTCTAATAAGTTTAGACTCAAAGCTCTTCCTGTTCCTGAGTTGTAAGAAACAGAAGCACCAGCATTCCATGCACCAGCTGTTCTACCACCTAGTGTCAAGTCGTATGCTCTTACTCTTGATGATTGCCCACCAACAGCAGCAGCATCCTCAGCTACAACATCATCAATAGATGTCATACCTGCTCTTGAATGAATGAACGCCACGTCAGAGTCAGCGTATGTAGTACCTGAAGCAACTGTAACAACACCTGTAGATGTGTTTACTGCGGAAACTGTAGAACCAGAAGTTCTGTCGAATCCTGTTGCTGAGTTATCATATTGTCCTACTGAGTCACCAATCTTGAAGTTCTTAGCAATTGCTGCTGGAACTGTAAAGGCGGTTGTAGAACCAGCTGAAGCTAAGTAAGCTGAACCAGCTAGTAACTCTTCGTTGATCTCTTTAATGTGGTCTAACTGAGCATTTTCGTTTTCCAAAGCAAGAACATCCCCAACACCACCTTCTAGCTGTGCAGTGAATACTGATTTCACTGAAGCACCGAATGTAGTTGAAACGATTCTAGGTAAACTAGAAATTGTTTCTATGTTGGAAACGTCAACTGTTGGTAAACTTCCAGTTTCAGTTACTGGTCTTGAACGGCTAGAACCTCTGTCAGTTCTTACCCTCCAACCAGCTGTATTACCCCAGACCACTCTGGGAATAGCATTGAAGAATCTAGTTTGGTTGTTTAGTGCTTGCCAAACTTTTCTTCCATATGTTGTATTGAATACACCTGTCGCAGAGTCAACTGTAAAGTAGGATTGTTTCTGTAAGTATTCAGGTCCGAATACAGACTGATACAGTCCTCGTTGAGACTGGGCAAGATATTCCGATAAACTTGGATTAGCCATGTTTATAATCTCCTATAGTTTGTTTATTTTAACCTTCTAATAGTTCCCTAGGGACACCATCAGTATTTCCTGTTTCGATGTTATGTTGCATTCTTCTGAGTTCTGAATAAGAAAGTTCTGAAAGCTGTCCGGCTGTATCAGCCATAGCAGCAGATTTTTGAATTGGTGTTGATCCATCAACGCCTAAACCATTTACTATTTTTGGAGCTTGTAATCCAGTTTCTTCCCTGAATCCCATTTTTCTTAGTCTGCCTTCAGATTCTGCTTGGACTGCTTTTTGCATATTAGACTCTGTATTAGCTATTTGCTTCTTCAAAGATTCTATTTGCTTGTGCATTTTTTCCATATCATCATCTTCATCATCGTCCATACCCTTCTCTTCTATTGGTTCGTCAGATGCATCGTCATCTTCTTCCTTGTACATACCTTTCTCTTCTTTGTCCTCATCATCGTGAGCACCTTTTTCCATCTCTTTTTCCTTCTTGTCATCTTCATCGTCGCCGTGATATGCAGCTTGGATTGTGTTTTGCTGATCCTCAATTTTTGAAGGAATGTTTGCAGCTTCCTCTGAGTCATCAGATTTTTGAGGCGTTCCGCCACTTGGGCTTGCCTTTCTGTCTCCACCACTTATGTCGGCTCCAGCATAACTGTCTCCTTGAGTGGCTTTTAACATTGAAACAACCTGTGAAGCAACTGATTTAACGAGTTCTGATTGAGCCTTTTCCATCTCTTTCTCGTTTCGGTCTGCCTCATCTTCTTCTTCTTCCTTAGCCAATCTAATGTCCATTTTTTGTAGGACTTCGGCTACAGCAGCAAGAGCAAGGTTTGTTCCTTCCATTTGTTTCTCAAGTCTTTCTGAGATATCTGCCATATTAATCTACCCCCTATGTCTTTTGTTTTTATTTCATTGACACAAAAGGTTGGTCTTAGCCATCCGACCCTTTTAGAATAAAATATAACGTTATATTTAACGTTATTACATTATACTACGAGAATCGAAAAAACCTACTAAATTTAATAGAATTATATTATGAACAATATAATTTAGTCAGATTCAGGTAATCCTTTATTATCCAGTTGTATCATTTCATTACGAAAATCATATAAAGGTACCTGTAAAAGTTTTTTTAGTTTGTCACATTGGTTGCCTTCTGGCAAAGACGCTTCGACTAAATCTAATATTTTACCTACCATCTTAGAATGTCGGGCAATTATATATTCTTGTGTGGGTGTTATTTTACTTATATCCATCTCTTTCCTCCTATTTAACTAAAGTCAAATTTACTAGATAAATCAATACCTAGTTTCATTAAAAATTTCCTTTCCTTTCGGGATAACCCTTGTACATATGCATCCCATGCTTTTTGTATCCAACGGCTTCCTTCTCTTGGGGTATCTGTGGTATACCAACCTCTTGGCGAGCCATCCCACTGTACTACCCGTTTACTACCAAAATCTCGCCCGTTGGGGTAAGATACTGGTCTAGAAGTTGCTCCTTTATACTCACCCCTCTTTATAGGATTTCTATAAGTCCTATCGTGATCTTTAGGTTTTTGTATATATTGTGGAAGCGGTCCTTCATCCCCATCATGTACCTGTTTAGCATATGGAGCAGAGTATGTAATTTTAAACCCTTTAGAATCAAACGAGATAGTTCCAGATCTCTTTAAGTTACCTGATCCTCCCTCTGGGACTAATTCTTGTGCCTTATTAAATACAGCTGTACCTATAGCATTTATAGTAAACTTGTTTAGCTCCTTAGCAAACTTAGATCGGTTTTTAGGCATAATATATTATTATACTGATGTATTAGATAAATCTGTCCATTTTTCTGGGATTTTGTCTATAAACTTTCGTTTACTCTTATCGTAACGATTCAAATAAATAATGTCTCTACTAATATAACCAGCCTGTGGGTGCCAATATGTGACTATTTGTTTGGGTGGAGTAGCAGCATGTAATCTCTGTAATGCAAACTCATCCGGTCCTTTCATTGTTCCACAGATAAGTAATTGACCAGTACCTATATCTATCTCATCTATACGATGGAAATGACCAATCATTACACTATCAAACTCTATTTTTGAATCATCGTCCATAGATTCTTCAATTTCTCTTTGTAAAGACTTCTTGTATTGAAAGACGCTTCTAAGTTTAGTTATAGCCCCTGCAATTGATCCACTACTGCCTGCACCCGATATAGAATCTCCATGCATTATAAGAACTACTTTATCATGAATATTAAAAGTAGTTAGGAAACTTCTAGGAATGTGGAATTTTAAATTATCTTGGTTTTTACAAAAGGCTGCAATCCATTGATAAAGCATATAATCCCAATCCATATACTTATCTTTCATCGGTGGCTTCCTAGTCATTCTTCCATGATTACCAACTACACAAGGAACTGTAATCTTTGTGAAGTGTGGTGCCATATACATCAAAGCTTGAGCAATAATGCTTGCTCCTCTAATCATTTGCTCCATACAGTTAGCCATATTAGACCTTGCTAACTCATCATGAATGTCTCCACTAATCATATCACCTAACATGGGAACTATTAGTTCATCTATGGGAGCACCTTGTCTACGGAATGTAGCTAGTTTTAGTATTTGATTCGCCCACCCATACATTCTTTTATTAAATATATCAAAGTTATACTCGTTCAATCCCCTCATTTGTTCTTTGTAGACCTGCTCCCCAACATGTGTATCTGATAGAGGGGCTACCATAATTTGAGTCTGTTGACCAAAAGGTGTTTTGTCTGTTTTGTCTAGGTGTTTTAAAGGTACGGATGGGAAAGCTTTAGTAAACTCTTGAATGGTTTCAACAATAAGCTCTTTTTTTGTATCATCTTTCAATGATGAATTATATAACTTCTTATAAAAAGCCGCTTCACTTTTATGGGTAACAACTTTCTTATCAAGTTTTATTCGTTCCGCTAAACTATCTTCGGGGTGTAAGACCTGCTCTTCTTGGGCTTCCCATACTTCGCTGTCGTGCCAACGTTGAATCGTTGTTCGATGCGTCTCTGTCCCATATTCCTCGTTCATCCACTTTGCTATTGAGGTCCACGTCGCTCCCAACGCCCTCCTTCTTATTACTTCTGATCTTGCCTGCTCGGGAATCATAGTTCCTCCTTATCTGCTTTACTAAAATCTTACCACACGTAAGACATTTTAAATCTCCATCTTCATTTATATACATATGTCCAGTACACTTAGGACACATCTTATCATATAATTTCATTTAAACAAAGGGGCTTTGTTTGTCTTCTTCATCTTCTGTGTCAACTTTACCTACATTTTGATCTCTATAACCACCAGTAAGTGTTGGGCTTTGTTCAGATCCTGAGCCGTAGCCTAACTGAATACTTAGTCCTGCTGGAGCTACATCAGCTGCATTCCCTTTTTCATCAGGTTTATTGCCTTTAATATTTTCGGAGTCATCAAGATTTTTAATTTTTTTCTCCATATCTTTTTGTTTTAAATGTGCTTTATCGTCAGGTTTAGCGTCAAACTCTACAGGATTCTTAAGACCATCAGTCACTTTAGTTTGATCATTTATTGCTGTAGAAGACGACTGCTGCCTAAATTTTATATCATCTTTTTGAAGTTCTTCTTGAACCCATTTAATTAACGATATAGTTGATGAAGTATGGCTTTTTTGCATTTTTCTTTCTGGGGACTGATCTGTTAAAAATAAACCTAATCTTTCAATACCGGTTCTTTTTTTACCCTTACGATTCTTTTTCCATCTCTTCTTACGTTCGGATCTACCACCATACGTAGGGGTAAAGACACCTGTATCTTGTGACGTAAATACTGTACCACCGCCGAATGAACCGGATGTAGCTGCACC